ACGACCCTTCACCAACAGAAGTATTCATGACCAAACTAGGTCAAGAGATATTTAAATTTACAGATAATAACCAACACAAGACAATGATGACAGACGAAGATTGGAATAATCATTGTACTGCAGCAGATAAGTGTGTGAGGTTTGGAACTCTATGGGGGCCCAAAACTTTAGATGCTTTTTCAACAGAAGAACAAGAGATACTAAAAACATTCTTGGATAAAAGAAATGACAAGTGAAAAACATATAGAGTTAGAATCTCAAATAAAGATACTTCAAGCTAATGTGAGAGAACTACAGAATCAATTAGGTTCTGCTCATAAAAGAATTAAAGAATTGAATTCAGATCAGAATGAAGAACTCATAAAGACAAAACAACTTCTACAAGAATTGAAGTTTGAATTGAATACAGTAAAACAAAAAGAACAATCTCTAATACAAGAATTACAAACTAACATTCCTGATGTTCTAGATTCTAAACAAATATTAAAAGGATAATATGAGAAAAAAAGGATTACTGTCTAGAAGACTTACTGCACTTAAAACATTAGAGTCTGTTAAAGAACCTAATAAAAGACAACTTCAAGAAATTGAAGTCTTAAAAGAAAGGACAAAGAATGCCAACGTATGATTTTATCAATACAGATACAGATGAAGTGATTGAAGATCAGTTCATGTCGATAACAGCTAAAGAAGATTACTTAAAAGATAATCCACACATGAAACAACACTACACTAAAGTTCCTGGTATTGTTTCTGGAACTATATCAGCAGGTAATGTTGATAATCACGGATTTAAAGAAGTCTTACAGAAGGTCGGAGAATCTCACCCAGGTAGTGAAGTATCTAAAGAACATACTAGACGAACTGGTAAAGAAATCAAGACAAGAGAAGTCATTGAGAAACATGCCAAAATACAATCAGACAATATAATACGAAAAAAATAAATTATGAAATTCAATCATTTGAAAGGTTATGAGTCCGTCACTTTACCTACAGAAACAATAGACGGAAAAAGATATTACACAACGCCTGAAGGAAAACATTATCCTTCTGTGACGAGTGTTTCAGGATTAATGAACAGAGCTGGTATAGAAGCTTGGAAAAGATTTGTCGGAGAAGAACAAGCTAACAAGATAGCTTCACAGGCAGCTGGTCGTGGAACAAGATATCATTATATGATGGAAGACTTTATCAACAATATTGATATAGAAGAAAAGTTAGCTAAGGCTACACCTCTAGATAGAATGATGTTTAATCAGACAAGAGCTATTACTGAAAAGCTTGGAGATATTTATATGTTAGAGGGTGCCTTGTATTCAGATGAATTAATGATGGCGGGTAGAGTTGACTGTATAGCTGACTTCGCTGGTAAAGTATCAGTAATAGATTTCAAAACATCAACAAAAAGAAAAGTACCTAGTAAGATTAAGAATTACTTTGTTCAAGAAACAGCTTACGCTAAGATGTTTGAAGAAAGGTATCAGATACCAATAGAAAGAATAGTGACAATAGTCGCTGTAGAGGAGACAGGTAAGTCTCAGTTATTTGTTGAAGATCCAAGTAAATGGATGGACCATCTACTTGATCTTCGAGTTCAGTATAAAACTGAATTTGGTTTATAGGAGTAGTGCCTAAGTTCTATTATGAATCCACTTACTTACATTGTAAACATGATTATTAAAATGGGAGAAAAACATCCCAAAGTAACAAACGCTATTTCAATGAAAGAGGCTGTGGAAGCCTTTACTTCTTCGCCGTGTCTACTCCATGATTGTTTAATATTCATTAGAGTATCCTTTGTTATAAATAGTTACTGTAAACCAATGTGATTTACCCTTTTATTTATAACACTTATAACTTCACATTCACAAAATCAATATGGCATATTCAAAACAAGTAGTAGAAAGATTCGAGAGTGTTCTCAAGAATCCAGAGAAACATTCGGTCGGACGATTTGATCCGAACGATCCCAATGTAGTTAGTGGAATGGTAGGAGCCCCAGCCTGTGGTGATGTCATGAAACTTGATTTAAAATTAGATGTAGACGGACTTATCGAAGATGTTAAGTTTAAGACTTATGGTTGTGGATCAGCTATAGCGTCTTCTACATTATTCGTTGAGATGTTAAAAGGTAGAACTATTGATCAGGCTAGAGAGATTAAAGACAAAGAGATAGCTGAACTATTAGACTTACCACCAATCAAATTACATTGTAGTGTATTAGCTGAAGGAGCGATCACTAAAGCAATAGAAAATTGGGAAGAAAAAATCTCTCATAGAAAACACAATCAGAAAACTTGACAACCTGGCGAAAGCTGTTATAATAGATATATGATCTTAACTAAAAAGAAGTTTACAACCTCTGTAGAAGAATTAGTAATAAACAAAAAATTAACTTACATAGATGCGATAGTATATTTTTGTCAAGAGAATCACTTAGAACCTGATTCAGTCAAAGGATTGATAACTCCTCCTCTAAAAGAAAAGATCAAAGCTGAAGCTGTCGGCTTAAGGTTCCTAAAAGAATCACACGCTAAATTACCAATATAATAAAATACAATACAATACGATAATATAATATGAGACCACAAAGACAAAAGCCCTACCAACAAAGAAAACAGTTCAATAAAAAATTCGATAGAAATAAACCTAAAGGTCCACCACCTTTTGATGTACTGTTACGACAATTCAAAAAGAAATGTGAAAGAGCAGGTATAATTCAAGAAGTTCGTAAAAGAGAATACTACGAAAAGCCAGCTCAGAAGAAACAGAGAAAAAAGAAAGAAGCTATTCGTAGAGAACAGATTAATCAAGAACGAAATAATACACTAGGAAGGCCTAGGCTCTATTAATGACTAGTCGAGAAGGATTTGATGCATACTGTTTGTACTTAGCTATTAATAATCATTTTAATACAGAGTCGTATGACTTTTTCAAGTACAACGGTAAAGTACCAGTAAAACTACCAGCATTTCTAAAAAGAAATGACAAGTATCACTTTGCTAAGTTAGCTAGATTATATCATAAAGAATTACAAGATTTCTTAGTAGCGAACTTATATAAACAAAAGTATTATGTTAGAAATCTATTAGAACAAGAGTGTGAACAGAATTATAAAGACTATAAAAAGATTAAACAAAAAATGACATACGCTATTACAGAAGATATGAGATATTTGTTTGATAAGTACAAACATATAGATATTGTTTTGGGTGTTAAAGATGGTCAACATTCAAATTTAATAAGAGAATATCTTGGTGGAAGAATTAGACCTGTCACTATTATCGCAGCTGATAAAGTATTTAATATCTTTGATGATTATGATAATATGATGGATGAAAAATTTATATGGCCTAGAGAAAGAAAACGATTAGATAATCTAGCACCATTCTTAGGTTTAGAACATAAAAAATTACAAACAATATTACAGGGAATATGGATACAGCCTATATAATTGGAAATGGTCCTTCAAGACGGGACGTAATGTTAGATACATTACCAGGTATAACATTTGGTTGTAATGCTTTGTACAGAGACTTTGCACCTGACTACTTAGTATCAGGTGATTCTAGAATACTTAAAGAGATATGTGGTGATGAATATCCTTTAAAACATAAGTGTATCTTTCCAGACTATGAATGCATACCTGGAGAGTATAGAGAAATGTTACTAACGAATTTTGATTCTTCTTACGCTGTAAAAGAATCTAATCCAAACGATAAAGACCATGTTTGGATATTTGGACTTGAAGATAATATATCAAATATTATGGAAGTTCATGTTATAGGTGTAGAGCCTAATTGGCAAATAACGAATATGAAAGGTACAGAAGAAGATCCTAATTTTAGTGTCAACTTCTTTGCCGGAAGTCAAGCTATGGCTCAGGCTTCTATAATGGGTTTTGATGAAGTATGTCTTGTTGGTTTTGATTCAATATGGAACTTTCAAGAAGATACTTATCAGAATATCTATGCTGGTACTAATGCCTACGAAAGAGAGAAGGAAACTTCTCGATTAAGGGTTGGTACTGATGATCCTAACTCACTATTAGGAACACAAGAAGCACAGATAAAAAAAGTGATTGACAGATTTGAAGATGTCGATTATACTATATACTATGAAGGAAATAAAAAACCTTTAGAATATAATAGTTTTACATAATGAATAAAGTGGATAAAATAATAAAATAATAAAATTAAATATACAAGGAGAATAAAATGTCATTTAATGAATTAAAGAGAAGTCGCGGTGGCTTCGATAAACTACAAACCGCACTAGAGGCCGAAACCTCGGAAAAGAAATCTTACGGAGACGATAGATTCTGGAAACCTGAACTAGATAAATCTGGTAATGGTTATGCAGTACTTCGTTTCTTACCAGCAGCTAATGGAGAAGAACTTCCATGGATCCAATATTGGGATCATGGTTTTCAAGGTCCAGGTGGTTGGTTCATAGAGAAATCTTTAACAACTTTGGGCAACAAATGTCCAGTTAGTGAGTACAACACTAGTCTTTGGAATAGTGGTGACGAAGCTCAAAAGGATCAAGCAAGAAAACAAAAAAGGAGACTTCACTATGTCGCCAATGTTTTAGTTGTTAGTGATCCAACTCATCCTGAGAACGAAGGTAAAGTAATGCTTTATCGTTTCGGTAAAAAAATCTTTGAGAAAGTCAGAGATGTAATGCAACCTCAGTTCGAAGATGAAACACCAATCAATCCTTTTGATATGTGGGAAGGTGCTGACTTTAAACTTAAAGTTAGAAAAGTAGATGGTTACTGGAACTATGATAAATCAGAGTTCGCTACAGTAGCTCCTATTTCAGAAGATGATTCTGAATTAGAATCACTCTACAACAAACAGCACTCTCTAGCAGAGTTGATCGCACCAGATCAATTCATGTCTTATGACGATATGAAA